TCAACAAGCGCGAACATGTCGGTGTGATTTTAAGCTGAAGGTGACCACGCCGAATATTTGCAGCTCCTCCCCCGGCTGGCAGACAACGGGGGAATAGCTGAGGTTACGCGGTATGAGCTGAAGGACAGGCCGGGTTTGCAGCTCCTTGACGGTAAACTCGCCGGCTACGGCAGCAATCACAATATCGCCATGCTCCGCGGTCAGCGAGCGGTCAACCACCAACAGGTCGCCATCATCAATCCCGGCCCCCGTCATTGAATCACCGCTCACCCTGACAAAGTAGGTCGCGTTTGGGTGCCTGATGGCCAGCTTATTCAAATCAAGGGTATCTTCGACATAGTCCTGGGCCGGGCTGGGAAATCCGCAGGGAACAAGATCGCGAAACAGCGGCACCAAAAACCGTGGCGACAGCTCAACCGGCTTGTAGAACGTCAACATAAACTCACCTGACATAATAACTGTGTTTATATACAGTATTAATAAATCATCCGGGTTAATCAAGCCGCTTATGCTCGGTTATCACGAAGGCCTTGAAGTTCGGCACTATTTAGGCGGATGCTGCGGCTCGCCGCGCCCGGCGGCGCTAAAAATAACGCGTCTCTGGCAATCTCACGCGATTCGTAGCAGGATAGATGCTGCAATCAGCGCGTTATGGTGAGGTACCATAACTACAAACTATGGCGATTCGTCCAACATACTGAACGGGAGATTCTTATGTACTACACGTTAGGAGATACCACCCTCCACTTTTATCGCTATCAGTGCCGTTTCTACGTTGCCCACTGGGATGGCGGCAACGTAATGACCGACAAGTTCAGGCAGTTCATCGAGTTGATTACTGAAAAAACGGGAGTTGACGCGAAGAACGTCGAGGCGGTTGCGCGAGACTATTTTAACAACGTCGATTAACGGTTGTTCAGTAGCTGAATAACCGACCACCACTTATTACGTACATGCCCTGTGCTGGCCGGCTGGCGAGGCGGAAACGCGCGCTGTTCTTCCTCTCGCCTTGACACTGTACAAAAAAACAGTATAACTACTGCCTACCGTTACAGGAGCCAAAGCATGTTTGTAGAACTGGTTTATGACAAAAGAAATTTTGAAGGGTTAGCCGGGGCCAGAGAGACCATTATGGCTGAACTCACCAAACGTATTCACCGCATTTTTCCTGAGGCTGACGTTCGCGTTAAGCCGATGATGACGCTGCCCGCAATCAATACGGATGCCAGCAAGCATGAAAAGGAGCAGATCAGCCGTGCCGTTCAGGAGATGTTTGAAGAAGCGGATATGTGGATGACCGCAGACGAATAAGCCAGGCCGCCGCGTTGATATCAACAGCGTTTTTTCAGGGACCGGCGTTAGCATTACCCAATACTGCTCCCTGGATATCAATTTGCCCTGCTAATATTTTCCCCAGCCACCGGCGCAGCCCGCCGGCCGTTTAAATACGCTCTCCTGTTCACCAGACTTAAATTTATCCGCGGCCAGGGAAACAAGCTGCGCGATGAACACCAGACACAAACTGACTCCCTGAATATTACGTAATGTTATATTCACAACCTGAATAAAATGAAACCCACTGCAGATTATCCTGACCATGGCGGCTGAGGAATGACTCCCGTCGTGCCCATTGTCTTTTTTCAGGCAAGTTTGCCGCAAAATATTCTGGCAACGGCCGGCAGGTAGCGCAGGCGTCACCGATCGGCGGCATCCTTTTCCCTACGCATTCCCTACGCATTCCCTCCGCGGCGATTTTCGTCCGAGGGTGGGTCCATGTTTCTAAATTTTTTCAGTCAGTTAGTTTATAAAAACGGTACGGATGATGCTCTCTTTCGGCCCGAACAACCCAAATCCCCTCTAGCATCTTTAAGCAAAATAGCGGCGATTAATTGAAATATTATGCTACAAATCCGCGTAAATATCGATATTAAAACCCAGAATCAATTCATAAACATCATTAAAAAAGCTTTTTTGACAACTATGAAAAATATTTCATTAGGATTTTTCTTAAGGCGAGAGTAAATTTCTTCGCATAAAAGCAAGAATATCCATAAATTTCTCGGGGAATAAATGCGTATGGCGAATTTACTCTTTTTAGCACTGGCGGTCGCACTGCTCCTGGTCGCTGTTTTTTCTCTTATTTCGTATATAAGAGATCGCAAGAAACAAAAGTTTACCTTCAAAAAAAGACGCTAGCGGCAACAACGTTAGGGGGGACGAGCACGCGTTGAGTCCCTTTAACCTACGCAGCCGGGCGAGCGCAGGGCCCACTCTTCACTGTACCTCTTTGAAATAGCTTAAATAGCCTGAATTATTACACTGAGGCCAGACTTCGGGAAACGAGAAATATTATTGTTGCATCACGTCAGGCCATCGCATCCCGAACGGGTTCTGTTTATTTGCGGAACTATTGCTCAGGTACGCAGTCTGATTACTGTCTGTATAAAACTATCGAGACTGCTGTGACCACACTTATGATTGTTGTAACAACGCTTGCCGTGCTTAGTCTGTTCGTATTGAGTCTGGCAAAAGTTGGAATCGCTGTATCCAATAACCCCGACGAGTTCTGATTGCTCTTCGGGCCATCGTCGAATCTCCGGACTCCCTGTCGCTGATCCTACATACCGCACGTCAGCGATTATCGTTTTTCCGCAGCGCCGCCCTCTTCTTTTTGCAGAACCCTCTCCTTTGCAGAAGCGCTTTACCGCTGCGGGTGCCCGACTCTCCCTTCCGCTGCCGTAACCACTCCCCGATCCGTCACCCGGAGCCGCTGACGCGCTGGCCGAGGAGAAAAGCTACTCCTTCGTTCGCTTACGCCGATACTTACGCTTAAATTTAAGGTCGATGGCAAAAATAACCACGATAACACCGACAAGCCATAACAGAGTGGCACCCGTTTCAGCAACGTTCACAACGTCCCTTTATCTATCATTTAATGTTATGGATAACATTAATAACCATATAAAACCAGTAAGCAATCGTTTTCGTTACAATTGTATGGCAAATAAATGGCGGAATGTCGCATCCGCAAGCAACAGGTCAGAAATCCGCCGCCGCCGGATGGAATGAAGCTCCCAGGGCGGAGATTGACGGTTCGCATTCCCTCTTCCACCAGGCTATATCTTAGACACCTTTATGCGTACAGGAGTGATGATGGTGAGCAAGAAGATTCTGATGCTGGTGGGCGACTACGCCGAAGATTACTTGAATGCAAACATATCATGATAATTTTTAAGTAAATTAATTAAAACAAACCTAAAAAATGTACTTAATTATGTACTCACACTCCTAAACAATCCATTTGACTAGTAATCACTCCTTGCTCAATACTGTATATCCAACCAGTGTAAAAGGTGATTATCATGCGTGTAGAAATCAGCATTGCCAAAGAGAAAGCCGGAAAAATGCCGCGGGGGTCAATGGAGGCTCTCAAGGAAGAAATGACCCGGCGGATCAGCAAACATTACGATGATGTCGAGGTGGTCGTTAAGACGGCCAGTAATGACGGCCTGAGCGTACTGTGGGCGACCGATAAAGATGCTGCAAAGGAATTTGTCGAGACAACTCTTAAAGATGCCTGGGAGACCGCTGACGACTGGTTCGTCCGTTAATTGACGTGTAAACTGGCGCCGATTGCTGGCATGAACACCCGCAGCCATCCTCGCCCGGCAGCTATTGCATACGGTTGCTGAGTGGGGAATCACACCGGACAGTCATCCCGACGCAGATCGTTAACGGTGAACGTGACGACGCCGTAAACCTCTACCCCATCCCCCTCGATCGCCTCTCCATCACGGGTAATGAACGATTGCCCCTGCAGTCGGCCAAAATCTGTCATGCTGTCGTATCGGATCAAGACGATATCGCCCTGCTGTGGTCTCAGCGACATATCCAGCACCGCATAACCGGAATCAGTTTTGATAATCTTCGAGTTGCCATCCACGCGGCACAGTTTCGTAACGGTGAGTGTATCCTCGATGTAATCGGCTGCTGGCGACGGAAAGCCCATATCACAGCCCTCCGTTCGGGTTGTAGAGCTGGAACATCCTATCGTCCCCCTCTTGCGTTGAGACGTCTTTGAATGTCGTCACGTAGCCCTCGATCCACTGGTTCGCCTGCCGTGGCGACCAGTGCCAGTTTACCTTCTCCAGTTCTTGCAGAAACCGTCTGGTAGTGATGGTGCGCCTGCCGTTGGGCTCGATGACTATCGCCGCTCGGCAGGCTATTTCGATTTCGTAAAGACGTGGCATGATCTGAACTCCTGAATGATACTGTTTTTATATACAGTAGTTTTATCGAAACTTCAGATCAAGAGAGGTTGCGCCTATCAATTTTCATGACAGGCGCAGTGCTTTGATTAAACGAGGTACTCGTTGGCTAACGTTACCGCCTGGGCAATCAAATCAGTCGCAACAGTTGTTTTCCCTGTGAGATTTACCAGCATCGGGCGGCCAACCATCTGACCACCCCACGGACTGTGAATGGTCGCCGGATAACTGCCAATACGCGGCAGGTTGGTGGGCACTGGCACAACCCCATCCCACGCGCTGTTAGTCGCTGTCGCTACCAGCGTGTTATCAACATAAATGCGCGTAACAAGTGTTCCCGCTGTGGTTTCCCCGTCAGCGTATACGGACACCACATGCACATTCCCATCTGTCAGTGTTGCAAGCTGGGCCGTGGCCGATACCGGTACTGACCCCATCAGTGCGCCCTGTACGGATGTCAGAACGCCGGCAGTGCTGACAATCCCCCAGATACCAAAATTGATACTGGCAGCAGCGGTATTATTAAGGCGGCCAAAAAACATAGGGTACCGGTTAGCAGCTGGCGTGCCATATCCAGATGCAGGCAGTTTTATCGCCACGCTCGCCAGGGCGCGTTTGCATCCGGCAGGTAACGAAAACTCAGCCGTTGGCAGAAGCACATAATCGTTGATGTTTGGTTCGGTGCCGTCGAACTTCAGCATACCGGTTTCCAGTACGCGGACATTCGGACCGTTTGTGGCATTGGTCCCGCCATACACCAGGTTCAGCAGGTTCGCGTAGGCCGGGATTGGTGTGCCGCCGGAATAACAAACATCATTGCTGAAATCCAGCAGGCCCAGCGTGGCGGGACGCATGATAATTTCATCGTTTTCAAAATAGTTCCCGCCGCCAGCCAGGGGCGATTCATCGGATTGTAGAAATATCGCCATTATCAATAGCCTCGTTTTGTTCTGAATTGATAGCTCAGGGCTGCATAAACACCATAGCCGGCTGTGTTGGGATGACGGTTATCGCTGCGCAGCGATGATGGCGTTATATCGTTACCGTAATCAGTTACATCCTGTGCTATAGCAGGGTTGTAATCTGCAACCAGTGTTTCGCGCAGGTCCAGGCCGTTATTACCCCGGACATAATAATCGGGGTATTTTTGTGACCAGTAGTAGTTGAGTTCTAAAATGCGCGGATAGCGAATGCCGCCATAATATTCGACGGCATAATTATCAGCAGTTAAACCAAACAGAAGGATGTTTCGGCCGGATTTCTCGGCAAACGTCACCATAGCGTCAACGTTAGATTTTATACTTGCCACGTCATCATCGTAATCGGCAGATGTCGTCGCTCCGGAGCGAAAATCGTTAATACCGGCATCAATCCACGCTTCAACGTCTGAATAATCCTGCATAGCGTAATCAGGCACGAACAGCGACCCAGGCAGACAACGCACGCCGGCACCCTCCAGCGCCGTCAGCGTGTACGCCTCCGTTTTGGTATTGTCGTTGGCGCCGCTGGCTGTGCGGGTGATGCGACATTTCACACCACAAATCCAACCTTCCAGGGTGCGCGTTGTATTGTCCGAGTTGGTGCTGAGGATGCGGCGGTCCTGGCTCGGGTATGCCGGTGCGGCCGTTGCGCTGGCGCCGTTAAACTGCGCGATGGTAACGGCGCTGTTTGCTGCCGGTATCGCATTGCCGGTGACCGTGATATACGTCGGTATAGCCCCCATCCGCATAGCGATTTGACCAGACCTCTGCCCACCGATTCCATAATTCACAGCAGTAAACCCATTTCCAATGAGTTCTGCTAATTGCGTTGGATATGGTGTGCCGCCGGTGCCGGCCGTTTTGCTGTTACCATGTGCGTGAGCAATAACCGCATGCGTAACGCTGCCGGAATTCTCCTCCAGCCACTTAATTTTCTCGTCAATATTCCCGCTGAGATAGGTAACAAACGCCCCGTCAGATTTTTGACTGCCGTACAGCATCTCGTCATTTTTCCCGGCGGCGCCGGCGATATACCCTGAGCGTTGAAATTTATTCGTAATCTGATTTTCCGTGATGATGGAAAATACCGGAACAGGTGCATTATTGACGTTGGCGTAAAGCGCTGCATCATTATTGGCGTCAACATAGACGAAGCACATATCCAGTGCCGTTTTCGACATTGCCGTAGTAATGTCAGTGTAAACACGCAGCGTACCGATAACGTCCTCTAAAACAGTGCCGTCAGAAATTTCTGTTTTCCCGTCGGACTTGCGGCCGCCGATGCAAATCGTGCCGTCAGCACCAAAAACCCCGGCATAAAGACGACTCCGGCTTGAGGAAGGCAATCTGACGTCTATGTAGGCTTTGGACACCATACTGCGCCCGGTAGCCTCAAGCGTACCACTGTTGTTGATGTACTCGTCCGCCAGCGAAGCATCACCAGCATTTCGTACCCATGTTACCGCACCAACAGGAATTTTTCCGTCATCTGCCGCAGCCTGGGCTTCTGGTAAAGTAGTAAATGGAAGGCCGAGAATGGTGATGCTATCCTGAGTTACTTTGAGAGCCTCGGCATTCTTATTTAAAATTCCCTTCCACGAAACGTTTACTCGTTTTCCTCGATCAAGCCAACTTTCACTGTCGGTATTTAAAGCGATATCTAAATTTTCTACGTTTTCTTTTAAAACTTTAATTCCAGCAGTGCCAAGGGGGGGTGTTAATTCAGGCATTAAGTTGTCCTCACTTTTCTTTGGATGTGCTTATCACCAGAAAAGATAAATTATTTTCAGAAAAAGACTGACAATCTAAATTTAAAATACAGAGAGTGATCGCTCGGTAGATATCAACCTATAGGCTAATTGTTCAGTTTGCGATTTTCTGCCATAAAGTCGTGCGGTGCTGGTCGTTGATGGTTTCTGTCTGCCCCATACAACGCCATGTGCCAGAGAGCGGCGTTGTTGCGTGATTACCATCACCTGTCGAGGGAAACAATGCCGAGCCATCTACAGTGCCCGTGTAACCCATTGCTCCGTCGTACCATGCAAATGCATAGGCCCCTATTTCATTTATAAACGGAGGATTATCTTTTGTGGCCATCGCGCCAAGCCCAAGATTTCCCCTTGCGATTGCCAGATTAGTTAACCCCGCAAAGTTTTGATCTTTCTGTAATGCGCCAGTAATTCGCGAATCGTCCCCTGCAGCCACCGTACCAGCTGTAGTTCCTACCGCTCGTGTAGCAGAATTACCCAGACCGAGATTAGTTCTTGCTGTAGATTTATTGTCAAGGTCACTTAGGTTCAATGACTTTTTAAGATAGTCGCTAATAGAAAATAATTTATTTAAGGCTTCTAATACCTGCGCTGAATTTTCGGGGTCTAATTCAATGCCAGCCCCTTCGACAACGTTAACAAGTTCAGTCTGAATGGCATTAAACCATGCAGCAACCAGCCTTGTGGGAGGAATGCCACCGGATATTTTTCCATCAGTAAAAAGGCCATCAAGAGCCGTAGATTCTACATCACTAATTTTTAGCATGCTGAAACACCTGTGATTGTTGATATATTATATTTACGCTTAATATTCCGGCCATACACTATTCATCAAAACATCAAATAAAGATTGATATTCCGGCGTATTAATCTCAGCCTCAAAGCCATACACAAATATAATATTTATATGTGATGGTGCGATTTTTGTTATCGCACATTCAAACTGTTTATCCCCCCACGAACCGAGAGGATCACCGCAATAAGTGCTACCTGAATATGCGTATCTTATTGTTGTTCCGGGAACATTAATTTGCCATGTGAAAGGCCATTCATCGCCATTTATCGCATCTCCACATACCGACATTCCACACATTGCAGGTCGAAATTGAGTGATGTATATGGTGTAACCCAGCGCTGCCGCAACACTGATGTAGTAATTGCGGTTTAATCCACCAGTACTGATTAGCTTTGACACAACGGCTCTCTGGCGAGCGCCAATGCTATCTGCTATCCATTTCGCCAATAGCACAATCATCAGGTAGACCGAGTGTACGCTCCCATTCGTAAAGCATCATCAGTGCTGTTGAAGGAAAACCACCTGACAGTAACGCCAGTGAATCAGTGTCAGAACGTGCAAATGAATGTGCAAGAGATCTGACCGTCGCGTACTGTGTACTTTCAACATCGCGGGGCCATGCAAGGCCGGTGGGCAACAGTGAAACCAAAGCACGCGTATAGTCATCAACAGAATAAAGACTCATGTGAAATCAACCGTCCCCAGCAATGGCAGCTCACCCGTCCCTAAAATGATGTTCTGGGAGGGTGATTCCAGCACATATCCCGTCGTGCCGGCGACCTGACTGATCGCACCGTTAATATCGGAGAGATAAATTTTTCCTGACCCGTCCGGCGTTCCGTTGTCAAAAAATAGCAAATTAATAGCGTCTTTTATTGCCTGCACTGTATCGCTGTCTGCGTCCGGGATCCCAGAGATAGTGAAGTCGACAACTTTTTCTATTGGAGAGCAGACGTAAATAATCGCAGTATCAGCCTGGAGAGGGTAAATATAATCCGCCACCCTTCCCTGATCGCCTGTCGCCTTTATCGCCCCCCAGTCTTCAAGCGATGACACCCCATCGGTCCCGACCGGGAAACCGTTATTCGTCGTGTCATTGCCATCACACATAATGTAAATAACGACGGTACCCGCCCCCATCCCGCGCCGCTTTACCCATGCACGGGTTACGCCAGAAATTTCCAGCGCCCATTTTTTATAATCGGCGTCACTCCCACCCTGAGGCGGGTTCTGGTACGCCTGCAGCCCGCGCTGTCGGAAATCCTCCTCTTTTTCGATATCTGCCCCGCCTGTCGCTGGCTCGATCAACGTCAGCGTATTGTCGATACCCGGCACATTGGCATCCAGCGTCAGCAACGTGCCGGAGTCGGCATTGCCAGCGCTCCCGCCGCCGCTTACGTCGTCAGAAATATCGGGTAAAATAGCCGTGACAGAAGTGGTCCCACTTTTCCCGGCGGATATGGCCAGTTCCGAATCAGTGACATACTGATAACCGTCGGACCGGTTCAGAACGGTACCCGCGGGAAGAATGGCCCCGACAGTTCCCGTTGCCCTTGCTGCAGGTGAACGGGCGGCAGTGGCCGCTTTCCGGTAAGTCTGTTTTAGTGCCATCCAGCCTGCCAGCCACTCCCCGGTAGATGTGAACGGGTTTGTCTGCAGGGCAATATAATCCAGGTAGGCATAGTGCAGGTGCGACATACCGGCATCCATGTCCGCGACGACCTTCAGATTCCCGAAGCGAAGCAAGGCACCAACATTTTTTAGTTCTGCCTGCATAAACTGCCGGTTTTCTTCGCGCAGCTCACTCAGCGTTTTTCGTTTAAACGGCATTATTTATTTGCTCCCAGATCCAGAAAAATGCGCTCTCCTGCCAGTCTCCATCCGGCGGCAGATAACGAATAATCAGGTTGAGCCTGTTCGGCATGACAATCTGCGTTGTGCAACTGATATCACTGACGACACCATCGCCTTTCAGCCAGTCAAGAGCCTCTTTTGCGTACTCTTCTGCCCTTATCGCGACATTCGTCGTCAGTTTTTCGCGCCGCAGCAACCACAGCCGGCTACCCAGTTGCGTATCGGCGTCTGAGTCTCCCCACCAGCCGCGGCGATCACTACCGTCATAAGCGTCGTCCCGGCGGGCAAGGCGATCTGTGAACAGACTGAGGATGATTGCGGTTTGCAGGTCGTTGCCGGTTTCCAGAGCCCCGAGATCGGTGTGCCAGTCAGCACGAAGCGCATCAACATTCCAGAATGATGAAATATCACTCATACCTGTTCCCCTGGTTTCTCGCTGGTTACGGTATCGTTACCTTGTTCGACCTCTTTCACTTCATGATCGTGTTCGTTATACGCGTCCCTTAACTGTTTCAGCGTTTTGTCGTTGGTTTCACAGTTATCAATAACATCACCGGTGACCAGCAATTTAGGTGTGATGAGCTTCACCTGTTCTGTCGCGGTAGCCGTTAGATTTTTTGCGTTATTGACGGTGACGTCCTGGCCCTTTGCATCGATGCTGATGCCGGCTTCCGTCAACTGGATGTACAGCCCCCACTGGTTGTACATTACCGTTTCACCGGGGCTCAGATCTGAATGGCGGTACCCCTGATGGTTGGTCGCGATGACTACCGGATTCGAACGATCACCGCCCAGGAACGCCAGCACGACATCAGTACCAACGGGAAGCCCGGAAGAAAAGCCAAACTCGGCCAGTCTATGTGCGCTGGCGACCTCAAGCGGGGTCTGGTACTGCACTGACTGGGTCCCACCAGTGTCCTGCATCGCAGTGACTCGCCCCACGCCCAGCATGCTGGCAATACGGTTTGCAATATGTCGAAACTGGTTCATTGGCTGAATCCTGCTATCTGCTGGTAAAACGCATAGGGTTGCACTGCAAACGCCTCTGGTGGCATCAGCGTCAACCGGGCATGCGTACCATCGCTGTCCCGCATAAAAGTGACTTCGGCTATCAGCAATTCAGTATCCGGTAGCCTGAGCGTGGGGAGATTCACCGGGATCAGCGTATTTGGCTCCCACAATTTCCCGGCCTTATCCCGCCAGTTGTCTACCGTGACGCTTAACTGCTTCGAGCGACCGTATCGGCGGTTCATCTCCCAGTCGATCGCGCGCTGCGCCTGCTTCGACGCCATCAGCGTGCTTTCAACGATAACGATGCGTTTGCGGTATCGCATACTGGCCGCTTCAGGATCACGGGCAGTGGCCAGCGTTACCGAGTCATAGGCCGTATCCGGAGAAAATCCGGCGATCGGCGAAACGCTCATCGAGACCCCAACATAGTCAGAGAATCGTTCCGACATATCGGCGCGGTAGTACGCCTGTTCGACGTTCTCGCCTTCCGCCACTCCACTGGCTGCCCGTCGGGTTCCTGTGCGCGTAAGCAGCAGGTTTCCGTCGGGCAAATCGTAATAGAGTAGCGCGGACCACCGGGACACCCGTTCGATGATCTCCTGCGGAGATTCGCCCCAGTTAATCGTGAACTGAGGCACGTCGACCAGATCGTCAACATCGCATGACACGTTGATGCCGTACCACGAGGCCAGGCGGGAAGCGATATTCAGTGCATCACTTCGGTTAATAACGTTGTTCGGCCACTCGGCAGAACAGTCCACCAGGTCCTGACATTTGCTGCGGCCGTTCGCCTGGACCTCATGCCGGGCTCGTGTTATCGCAGGCTCCCAACTGTCAACATAACCCGTTATCACCGGGTCCTCACCGAAATGGACCTCACAGGGCGCCCCCTCCACCACCAGCTGCTTTTCGTGGGTGCCAGGGTAATAGTCCAGAAGGCCCAGGCTAAAATCAGACGGGAAACGCTCTATTGAGCGCGTCACGCGGACTGAATCCCAGCCCTCTATTTTTTTGTCACCGACTGTCAGCGTTACTACATCCTGATCATCGCTCATTGTCGTAACACCTTCATCGAAACAGGCATAAACGCCGGGTGCGGTACGTCTGATTCCTGAATCAGCTCATCAGCGCGCCCGACATCCTGATATAAACGATTAGCCAGCGTCAGCGCGGGGAGTGGTTGCGCAGAATTGAACTGCATGAGCTCGCTTAAACTGGCTGAAAGCGCAGACATGGTGTCGAGAAATGAAGACCTGACCAGCAACAATGAACTGTAGAGTTCATCGTCGGCGCGGTCGCCTGTCGCCAGTAGAGCGGCATCCAGTTGATCCGACACCCGGTGGGTAATCTGCTCCGCCTCGTTGCGACTCGTCGGGTTTGATTCAGCGGCCGCTGCCGCCATTGCCGCGCTGCACAGAACAATAATCAGGACATTGACGCTTTCCGCAATATCAGCACCTGCTGACGACTGCTGATATTCTGAACTGGTGGCGTTGGCCAACTTTTCCAGCGCAGTTATCCGCTCATTCACACCGCCAGTGCAGTTGAGGATCACGTTGATAACGTCAGTAGTACGTTGCACAAACTCATCAACCGTGGCAGAGCTATTCAGGCCGGTGACGGTATCAAAAATCCCCTGACGGTCCATGATGGCACTGGCAGATACCTGCACGGAAAGTGATTCAAAATCATCGGTGTCATCGGCAGAGACGCTACCGTTTACACCTGATGAACTGCCACCCACCTCCCCCTTGCTATAGCGCCCGTAGCGCTGATTACCGAACGTTGATTTGAGAACGTTGCTGACATTCGTCACTTCATTGGTGGTGCTGTCCACCATGTTTGTCCAGAAAGCGATCGTGTTCTTGATGGTTTTTATCGCCTGCGTCACGCCACGGATTTCACCTTTAATCCGTGCGATGGTGCTTAATACGGTGGTGCTGACCAACTTCAGGTAATTTGTGCGAACAGATTTTCCTGCAGCACTGCTGCCGGTGACCGCAAAAACCTTTAGCCCTGACTCGATCGCCATCAACGTGAATTCAAAAACACGGCCTGCATCTGCAGAACCGGAAAGCCGAAGCCCGTTTTCCGGTATGGCCACCGTCATTTCACCCAGAGTCGGGTGAATCAACGTGCCTGTGCCCTTCTCCTCACATGCGGTGATGAGCGCCTGACGCTGGGTAATAACATCACCACCGCCATACATCTGGCTGTCCTGAATGAGGAAGCCACGAATGACAATCCGCCGGACACCGCGCCCCATATCCTCTATCCAGGCAGTGTCACGATAAGGGTATTCGTGCACCGCCTGGCGGCGGCCGTGACTGCCTTCCTCAGCGACAACGGCAAACGGAACACCTCTGAAGCTCGAGGCGCGCAACTTACTCTGCCAGTCATCACTGGCGTCGCCGCCCATCAGCGACGAAATCGCATCCTGAATAATCGGCATTTAAACTCCAGGTATAAAAAAACCGCCAGCATGGGCGGTTTTAGTTTTTTATGGCTTTAAGTTATATAGATACTAATTACATGCTGATAATGCTGAAAGCACCCAAGCGAATTGAGATGCATCAAATTTGCATTTTTCTTTATCTGTTGGGGATATTATTGCCCCATAAACTTTTCGCCCATCATTTTTGGTAAAGTAATCTTTTGTGACTATTATGTCACCGTTCTTTTTAACCCACTCGCCATAGCTATCGGAAACTTTCTTTAATACTGCCACGCTCATTGCGTCACCTGGCGTGTGGTGAAAGCGGTACAACCTGGTTCTAGTTGGTTCTATGAAATTGAAATATACATCATTCTTCCAATATGAAGGCAGGAAGATAAAAATGCCTTCAGGGTCACTCCCTTTTATTTGCTGCCTGCTAATTAAGCCACCAGGATATGAGCCAATTTCACCACGCTCACTGACTACGACCTTTGTTATTACAGATTCTGAATGCTCTTCATTATAAAGAGATACGTACATCTCTAAAAAACCATCAATATTTGATGAAGAAACAACTTTGAGGGAATCCCCTGGTAGCTTTTTAATTAATGTTGACCGCGCGACATTCTGACTGAAATCCTTTCCATGAAAACATATCGCCAAGTCCGCAGGTTTGTCCTGTAAGGTTCCGGTGATCGCAGGTGTTGTTATGTCTCCCCAAAACCCTTGATTTACCATCACCCTACAGACAGCATCCCCCCTCCCAGCCAAGACCGAAAGTGGATAAAAAACAGCAAGAACAATTATGTATATAGCTTTCATTTTTTCCTCACATGAATATATTTACATAATTGTATCTTATTGTATTTTTATAGAAACTAATAATTCATAGGTGTAATTATTTTTCCATTGTTTTCAACGTTGTACGTTTTCCTTTCACCTTTATCGTTAGTCATAACGATCTCCAGTCTTAGCGGTTGTTCTGTGAAAGCATCCTTGAGGGAGCGGGCTAGGTTATCGGTGACGGTATTCGAGTCAAGGTTGCTTTTCTTTGGCGCCAGTATTGATTCCGGGCGATAGCCACCAGTCGGCATCGAGTTGATATTGTTCCGCTGCTGAGAGAGTAGCTCCGGGCTGCGCTTTCCTGACCACCGGTCATCCGTGATGGCCGTTCTTATCGCGTTTTTGAGTTGTTCTTCCGTGTAGGGTTGAGAGCCCTGCTCATGCCTAATCATTGAGGCCATCAACTTCTTCAGGACTTCGGGGTTATGGAGGTCAAGACGCTGGCCTGAACCAAAACCAGTTCTGGAAGTCACATCATCGATATAAGCCCGGGTATTGTTTTCAGAACTCGGGGCATACGTATGAAGAATCCCACTCGGGGTATTATTGCCACGATCCCCATATAGCATCAACTGACGAGCCATTGCTGCAAGACCATCATGATCATTGGAGAACGTCGAGAAACCGCCGCTCTTACCTGTTGAGTTAGGGGCGCCTCTCAAGTTTCCAGGATTGTGATTCCTGAATCCTATTGTATTGGCGGTGTTGCCCCCATCGTTATAAGGCATATTCTCATTGCCTGGAACTTTTTGTAGCAAAGCTGCAGATAAATCATCCTGCAGACTGTATGCCTGCCACATTGCTCCGTATCGGGCATTAAGCTTTTTCTCCACCTCGGGATCAGGTCTGTTAAGAGTAAAATTGAGCCTTTCAGAAGCTGACAGACTGGCTTTAAACTCATCATCTCTTAATGCTTTCCAGCGAATATCTTTATCACGATCTCCGTGATAAAAAACCTTCCCGTCATATTTTTGGGCGTCATTGAGAGATTTATCAATAGCGGGATCGTGTCGAAATAACTTAATTGCTTCATTGCCAGCGACCTTTTTAAAACCGGCAACACGAGCATAAAGCTCATTCATCTGGCGATTGGCTTCTGACATTTCCTTATTAAATTCAGGATCCACGGTCAGACCAAATTTATCGGCCTTCGCCAGGAGCGTTGCATATTTGGCACCCTCACGCATCAGGGTCAATAGCTCTGGAGTAAGCCCAACAGCATCGGCAAAGGATTTTTGCTGGTCAGGCCGCAGGGTCGGGAAAATTTTCGCAATCGACTCCAGTGTTTTGAGGGTATTTACTGAGCCGTCACTGTTCTTTTCGATCTGTGCGCCAATTTGGGCCATAGCGGCCATAACACCCGCATTCTTACCGCTGGCTGCCTCATTAAATGCTTTGAAAATACCCTCAATGGATGAGGCCGCACTTTCACTGTCTGCCCCCAGAATACGCATCGCGCCGGCCAGTTGCGTAAAGTCCCGGACGCTCATAGCGGTGTTCTGCGCATGGGTATCGAGGTTGTAAGCCTCTTTAGCTGCTTCCCTGAAACCGTCGGCAACCTTTTTTATGCCGTATCCGACAACGCCGGCCGCGCCAAAGGTAGCCATTTTACCTGCCAGCTCACCGACGATCTTCAGTGGAGGAATGATATCTCCGATGAACTGGACGTTATCCCGTGCACTACGGGCCATTTTATCCAGCCGACCGCCGACATCATCCAGACTATCAACCGTCTCATCACCGCCGAGGTTAAGCTTTTCCTGCGTCTCATCCAGGTGAGGGAGCAGGTTTTTAATGGCTTCGTTGATTTCATCAATGGTGGCGCTGACCCTGTCGTCCGCAATCAGCTCGAAATCGAATGCATTACTCATCGTCCTGATCTCCGGACTTCAGTTTATTAATTCGTTTGGCCTGCGCCACCCACCAGAGCAGCCGTTTCTGGGTCATACCCCATGCCCGTTCGTCGCTCCACCCGAAATAGAAGGTGACGTCTGCCGCCACCTCCTGCCACGCGGTCAGGGCTTCCAGTTCAAAAAACCGAGCAGATACTCCTTACATTTGCAAAAATCCACATAATCCATCGGTGCCAGTACGCTTTCCCGGGTGTCTGTCACCAAGGCAATCAGCAAACGCATTGCAGCAATCGAGGTGGAGGATTCCTGTTTTTCGTAGAACTTCTCAACCTGAGTCAGCGTGGGGGCCTTCAGTTCCAGCTGCTCATAACGTATTTTTTGCGCTGCATCGTCCAGGGGGACGGTCAGAATAATGGTCTTCGTACGTTCTAATTCAGCCATAGATTAATTCTCCGTCACTTCACGGCCTTCCCAGCGAACATCGAACACCGCATCTTCGCTTTCCACTTCCTGAACGTTGACCGTCCAGAGCGCGCGACCAATAATCGTTTTCCCGTTCGCCAGTTCGGCAATCACGTTAACGTTGGTCTGCCCGTTAAAATCACGGACACTGGTGCCGCCGCTGTCACGCAGGCGAGCTGAAATGTACCCGGCAACCGGTTTTTCCTTATAGCCATGCACGCCATCCATCCCCGTCAGCGTCGAGCGGTTAACGGTGGACGGCTGGTATTTAAAGGAACCTTCCACCATGACTGAAATACCGTCCACGGTGACGTAGGCGGTACCGGCCAGGCGGTTTGAGGTATCAGCCATGATTTATGCTCCTGTATCTGTTGACTGCGCCTGCAGGCGGAACTGGTTAAGCAGCGCAAAAATACGCAGCTGATTGATGAGCGTTCCCGGCCACAGCACGTCAACGCGGTTCGGATTGGACGCATTTTGTTCAACGATAATATTTTTCGCGAACGCGTCAGCATCCTGGGCGTAACCGTTAAACACCAGCGTCTGGTATTCGGCGATCTGGTCAGCTTTGATGATGTTGGGCGTGACAATGGGCTGACCGGGTGCAAAGCGGGTGCCGTCGGCGGCCAGTTTCATGCGCCCAAACTTGCTGGTCACTGCCGTACGCAGATAGCGGGTCACGAACATCAGGCTGAACAACGTTTCCACCTGCAGGTAGCTGTCGTCTTCATCGCCGTAACTGTTTTTCTGGTAGGTGGTGATGATGTTTTCTACGTTGACCGTCCCGTCGTCGGCGACGGTGTATGTTGAAATGCCGCTGTACAGCAGGTTGTTACGCTCAGTGAGTTCGAAACGGTCCTGCAGATCAGGCGCCAGCACGCCATAAACTGGCAGGCTCTGCAGCGGACGGCCCGGATCATTACGCAGGCTCGGGGCAATGGCGCCAGCCAGCGCGGCAGACCAGATATAACGAGGCGTTGGAGAGCGATAGACGCCCAGCAGCGTTTCATGCTGGTTATTTCGGGCCTCGCCTTTCGTCCCCAGCTCAGCATAGGTTCCCGAGGTCGTGCTGAAGGCATGCCCATACAGTTGTTTATCCCACGCCCAGCGGCCGGAAGCATCGTTCAGAAACGCCTTCATGGCATCAAGAGAGGCCGTATCGTCGTAAGGGTTGATGATGAAATCGAACGTTTTATCCTGCAGGTTGCCCAGCGCATCGACAAAGTCAGGCGCGCCGGCGCCGCCTGCCATCGAGGTAATGGTCAGGGTGAGACCTGCAGGCGTCGATTCCCCGCCCTGCGTCCCCAGATAGTTGAGGCGAATATCAATCCCGTTACCCAGGAGCCCCCTGTTTTTTGCCGTGAACTCCACCGTGTCAGTGGCATCCGATTTAACGGCTGCTGTAACCGGGAGGTCAGTTTTACGGGCGATGGCGGCCACCAGTGCCGTAGCAATTTGCGCCGGCGTATCGGTAGCTAGCACTGTCAGTTGCACGCGGGTCCCGGCGAGGTAGAGAGAGATTACGCCCGTCTCAGACGCCTGTGACGCGACCTTGATACTCCCCTTCGCGGCCACCATTGACCCGGAGTCGTCCGCCAGCGGCAGGATCCAGATTTCAGCAGCCGTGTCATTTTTCTGATAGGCGGTCATCATGCCATGCAGCTGCGAGCCCTTGCCGGTCAGTTCTCCCACACCATTCGGCGAGGAGACTTTGACGGGAATATTGACCTGCGTCGAACCAGCAGCCAGCATCTGACCAATCAGCAAGGTTCGTTGCGTCGCCGTCGCAGTATTGGCCATAGAGTTGTCGAACTCGACGTAAAACAACGGCGGCCGGAGATTACCGGGTACGCGTGAAAACGGAACGGTCATTTAAACGTCCTCTTTTTTAGCGGTGTTCTTCACACCTTTTTCCAGCACCAGGCTGACATCACCATCCTTCAGACGGCGGCGCCAGAAGGTATTATCCGGGACAACCGCGCCTTCTACAGGCAATGGCTCCCCCCGGACGGGACAGCGAACGCTAAGCCCGTCTTTTGGTTTTACAAACATGGATTACTCCTGAAGGTTAATACTGAGACCCGGGCGCGGGGTGCCATCCGGCATTTCGACGGTGATGTCTATCCCTTCCAACGGAGGCGGGTTGATGGGATAAAAATCTTCCGGCCCCTGATAATGTTCGATGTCGATCTCAAACAGCAGTTGACCCAGATGCGCTTCACCCTCGCCATCAACGTCAATCGTCGAACGGATTTCCGCGTACTTCTGGATTTTACGAGTGAGCTCGTAGCTGTTGATGACCGCCCTTTCTACCTGCTCGCGCAGGTCCTCCAGCGCCTCCTCGGCCCGTAGCGCCCCATCATCATCGGTTTCCCCGTCATATTCCTGGACGCGGCCAGTGATGCGGACAGTGGTTACCGTGGTGAACGCCGGCGTATTCCGCCCCTGCGCCTTTTTATGGTCAAACGGGGTTTGTACCAGCAGCACCGGATAAAGCGCCGCCGAGGTTGGCCAGTCCCGCGGGGAATAAACGCGGTCGCCGGCATCGGTGTGCCCGACCAACGCCATGACCACCATTTTGCGAATAGCTGATGCATTCATCGTGCTTTCACCACATTGAGAACAAGGCGGGATCCGCCATGACTGTCAGGCTCGACATTGGACACCACGAATAACTGATTAATGACGTGTCCGCCGACGGTTTTAATAAACACCCGGTCCGATACTTCAGGCTGAGGTTTTCCCAGCTTGCGGAACTCGGCATCACGTACACCGAGCATCGGACTGGAGGTATTGATCACTGAATCCCCATCGAGGTTTTCAGCAGCCTGGGCATACCCACGGTCAAAAATGCCGTTAATCGAGAAAGGAGCAGTACCGTCTTTGGGACGGTACTCGTGTTCATCGCCGAAGACGCCATGTAACGGACTTAACAGGTGTAAATCCCAGTCGACGCCCATACCAGTTACTCCGCCGTGACGCTTACGGCTGGCGCAGCAGAAAGCACGCGATGACGCAACACCTGAACATCAGCAATCACGCCAGCGGCAAGCAGGCGATCGGCATCCGTTCCGGTTACCGGGATGCGCGTATTTTCGCGGTAAACTTCACCGTCATGACGAATGCTGTTTCCCTTCAGAACCACAAATTCAGGCTCCGAAGCAGCTTCGACTGAATCATCCCCAGCGCCATCATCACCAGATGAATCATCAGCGTTTGTATCGCTTTGCACCTGATTGTCCTGGGTACCTTCTCCCGCGTTCAGGTCCTCAGCGTTAAGGTCTTCGACGCCAGCGCCCCCCGCATTCAGGTCATCCACCAGCACCGATTTAGTTTCTTTCGCCATATCACACCACCGTTGCGCAAAGGGACGCGTTTACCCGGCTTGGAATAACAAGCGGGGAGGATTGCATCAGGATAAGACGTTGGGCTGGATCTTCTTTCACCCAGGACTTGGGCGCATAGGCCAGCGGACCGTAGTTGAATGCCGGATCCAGAATGACGCCAAAGGCGCGGGTACCCATCAGGTCCGCACCGCTCATGATGACTGCACCATCAGGGATCATCGGCTTTTCTACATTATCGAGCGGGTCAATAAACCAGTCGTTATATAACCAGAGGTCAAAATTACCCCAGCGGCCTTTATAGATAGCCCCCTTCATCACCTGCGGACCCGCATTAATCTGGTTACCAAACGGGCTCAGCGCCGGGAAGTTGATGGCATTATCCTTGATGGTGGTATCCAGGCGGAATGCACGCCATGACTTATTAGTGAAGACCAGGTCAGTGGCGACAGAACCGGATTCTTTCAGGAAAGTGGTCTGCCAGTCTTCAATATCATCTGACGGTTGGGTATTGGTCGCGCCGGCGGCAACGGTCAGCGGCCATTTATCCGAACCGCTCAGTGTGATAGTCAGGTCTGGAGAACGCCCGAAATTCACTACCTTAGTTTCGTAACCTTCCCCGGTGACCGTGACTGTCCCGGACACCAGCGCGCTGGCCGCCATCCACTCCAGGCGACGGTTGATCATGTCGATCTGGTCAGTCATTTCAAACTGCAGATTTAACATTTCACGTTCGGCGGCGGTGTATTCGCCACCAATTCGCTCGCCAATCTGACGACGGATCGGTTTACGCAGATCAGGGGCGCGCTTGTCCTTGATGTACGCCGGTTTGAAGGTATTGGTCTGGTATTTACGGGACTCGACCAGCTTGCCCTCCACCAGCGGAGAGACAAACGGCGCCATACGACGCAGGCCGACATCAACATCAATCGCCACTTCTTCAGTCTCGTAGGTCACGACATTCGGGAAGAAGCGATCGAGTAGCCAGTTTTGACTGGTTTTCAGGTTAGGAACGACCCCTATCAGCACGCTGGTATCAAAAATATTGTCCATATTCAGTCTCTTGATAATGCCAGCTGCACGCTGGCAAAAATTGGAATGAGTCAGCCCCTGCCGGTTAAAGCATTGGGTCAGAGAGGGTTAAATCAGGAAGTAGCTACAGGGGCCTGAGTGCTGTCTTTCAGGAAAATAGCCAGCGGGCGAAGGGCTGTTTTCAGCGCCGGAATGGCCCAGGAGTTATCAAAAATGATGCGGTTCTGGTTGAACTCACCCATCAGATACAGCCCACCATTCTGGTCAGTGGTGGATGCATCAACGTCATCAACCAGAATTGCCGCCGGCGCTTCACTGCCATCGGTAGCAGTTTTCACACTCAGCTTATACTTCCCGCTGGCGGTGACCACTCCCAGTACCGCTCCGCGCTTATATACACCGCCGGTGATAATACCGGTATCGGTAACCAGCTGGAGCGTCCCGGCAATGAGCTGATCGGGTAAAAACAGCGAGCTTTCCATACCCGGAGCAAACTGATTCTGACCATACTGATCCATTATTTCTCTCCTTTAGTGGAGTTGTAGAGACTGGTCATTTTGTTCACCAGCGTCGCTTTACCGCCAGATGGTTTCTCCCCATCCTGCCCAAGCCGGACATTCTCGCTTTCCTGCATGCGCTGATCGAGAGAGCGCTTGCGCGTCGCCTGGGGTTGAGTAGCTGGCGCGGTAGATTCCAGAACGTCGATAGCAGCCGCAGCGCTCATCCCGGTGTTGAATGCGAGCGAGGCGGCCAGCGATGGGTTCGCAGCGGCATGCTTACTACCGAAGATGCGGGCGCAACGTTTACGCTCAGCAATGCGGGCACTGTTAGCCGCTTTGCCTTCTTTGCGGTCGTCGTCATCGTCGGAATCATCCTCTTCGGAAGCATCCGGATCGTCATCATCATCTTCCGCATCGTCGTCGCGTTCGTCTTCTTCGGCGTCGTCGTCACGCTCATCGTCTTCCGCATCATCATCGCGCTCGTCTTCTTCCGCGCGACGGGCTTTCGCCTTTTTGGCTTTTTTATCGTCTTCCTCTTCGGAAGCCGACGCGCCAAGTCCAATAAGGTGGGCAAAACTAAACGGTTTCTTTGCCATTTCAGGCTCCTGTTTTTTCAAGTAAATGTCTGAACGCAGCATCCGGAGGGCATACCTCATCAGCCAGTCCAATCTCCACACCATCAGCAGCCATAAAACAGGCAGCCTGAGTACTTTTAATCACCTTCGCGCTGATCCCGCGATTTCTGGCGACGGTATTCACAAACAATTCCCCCATCGCGTTAATGTCCTGCTGGATGGCATTGAAGGCTTCTTCAGAGAGCTCCCGCAAAGGGGAACCTTCGGCTTTACGGCTTCCGAAGGTAATGATCGTCACTTTCAGGCCGTCGTCTTTAATTCGCTGCGTCCAGTCCAGGTGCATGGTGATGACGCCGACTGAACCCACACCGCCGGTTCTGGGAACGGAAATACGGTCAGCCGCGCTGGCAATCGCATACGCTGCGGAATATGCATTTTCGGTCAGAATGGCATGGATGGGTTTCGTGCCCCGGGCGTTGTAGATTTCATCCACGAGATCAAAGCACCCGGCCACTTCACCGCCGGGCGAATCAATATCCAAGCAGATGCCGTTAACTTCCGGGTCGGCCAGCGCGGTCAGAAATGACTGGCGGATGCCGTCATAACCGGTCATGCCACTATAGGGTCGCAGACTTCCCAGTTTTTGAACCAGCGTACCGCAGATGGGGACCACGGCGACCCCGGCCACGTTGTCATATCCGGGGTCGCGTTTTGACTCCCGACCACGTTTGTCGTCGTAGCCGTACCAGTCATCGTCTTCCATCGCCAGAGAGGATTCGATTCTGCAGATGCCAAACCGGTCCATAACCGCGGCCATGATGACCTCGGCTTTATTCGGATGAAGGGCCAGCGGCGTATTAAACAGACGTTGCGCCAGATGAGGTAGATTCACTTTTCCTCCGGATCTTTGATTGTCTCGCTGGCGAACTTGTCCGCCTGCGCCCAACTGGGTAATGGGAGACCGCGTTTCAGGCAGGACTCAATTTCCAGTTGCCGTTGGTCAAGCACCTCTTCCCAGTCCTCGCCGACGTTTTCCCCCACTTCAATTTCGAGTGTGGAAAGCCCCGCATCCAGACCAAGAATGGCGCCTTTTTTCTCTGCAACCGGATCTACCCAGCCGCGGCCAGGCCCCATCCAGCGAGCGCGGGAATAGGCGGCGCGGGCCTCTACAAAGTCAGGCGCACCCGACGGCAGAGGCAGGTCCTCGTTATCATGAACTTCTTCTGCAAACGCAGTCAGGACAGGCTGCGCGGTCCCCATTGAAAAATCATCACGACGTCGGGTCAGTGTCTTCCAAGCTTCAAGCAATGAAGATCGCGCGGAGCTGTAGTTAACATCTGACCAGTCCTGAGTGACCTGTTGCGGGGAAAGCCCGGTACCGGACGAGAAGTTACGCAGCACGGCCGATTCGAACACCTCAAAGTTGCTGTACGGCCGGGCGGCATTAACCGTTGTGATTTTTTCACCTGGGTAAAGAATCGGCATCCTGGCGCCATTTTGCAGGGTCAGCCGGCGGTCATTGTGAAATTCCACTCGGCCGTCCTGATAGGCTCCCAGACTGGTGTCATCGAAGCTTTCCCCCATCGCAGCCTGAACCATTTCAGAATCATAAGGTGACTCTATATATGCTGCGAAAATGGCATTCAGAATGGCGGCCTCCAGTTCGCTCTGGTCATATTTCACCAGCATTTTCAGACGCTGAATGACCGGCGTCAGGATGCCATTGCCGCGGTGTTGAGCACCCCGCTCATGGTCGAAATCATGGACGACATGCGGACGCCCCCAGGCGGTTTCACGGGGTATACGCCGCCATGTCATAGTTTTGGCACCGCTCCACCAGTCGCCGATATGCGCCTCACGGATGTGATAAGCAATCGGTGCGCCGTCCTCATCAATCTCCACGCCACCGCGAATATTCGGCATGTCGAAATTCTGCTGTGGGTTACTGAGCCTGTCAGGATCGACGACCTGAACAGTGGTGGCATATCGTCCCCTGCCCCGCCCCAACCGGTCAGGCCGGTACTGGAGGACCATCAGCGCATCCCCGTCAATCAGCTTGTGGCGAAAGGCCAGGCGCAACATCTGCGGCACAGTCAGCTTGCGTTCAACATCGCAGTACCGCCCGGTGTCATATGCCCAGGTGCGCCAGTGCGCCTCCAGCGCTTTGCCGTACTCTTCAGCCCATGTTGAATCGAAGGATTTATTACCGGTGACCATACGCAGCACCCGGTAATCGGGTTTCATGATGGGCCTGAAATTGGCGCCGACGGCGTTATCCAGAAGACGGGTTACGGCGCCGTTCGCCCACCCGTCATTACGGACCAGGTCACGGGCACGCGAAACAATGCGATCGCGATAAATGTTGATTTCGTTGTCCGGCGACCATAGCGCTGGTTGCCAGTTCGCCAGCTGATCACTAAACGAATCGGCGGCGTCATAAGGTACCCGGCTGCCGCCCGTCAGCATGCTGGGCCGCGGTGCGCGATACGGGGTACCATCCGGGCCAAGTATTTGCACTTTATTCATCAGAATCGAAACCTCACTGGCTTCCGCGGTCTCGCGACAATCCCCAGCTGCGCCTGCAGTAACTGAATCAGCGCCAGCAGGTCAGCCAGAGAACTTTGCTGATAAGACACCGACCGTGTCCCGTCTCCCTGCGAATAGGAAAATGAAACACCGCGACTCCCGGTTGTTAAATCAATGTATGCCTGCTGAGCTTTCTGCAGGGCGTCCCTGAGCTGCTCATCAGTCATCGAGCCAGCCAGCAGACTGGTATTCCGGTTGAACATGGTTTTCCTTATTGCGGCAGGAGTTTTGAAATTTGCTTACGCTTAACGGGCGCCGGTTCTTCAATAACCGCGCCGGGTAACTCGTAGCTGATTTTTTCTTCTGGTACGGCAGGTGCCGGCAGGAATTTTTCAGGGTTGGCTTCGAGGTTGGCGGCCCGAACGTTGAGCTTTAACCCCATATGCTTGAGCCCACACAGTGCGGCATAGCTGTATACCAGGCAGTCGAGCGCTTCATTGGCTCTCCCCGGTATCTGCTCCCAGACACTGAAGCGCTGGCCTGCAGTCACTTTGTAAACCAGACGTTCGGCCAGCAGCTGGTTGAAATACCCCAGGTCACGGTCATCTGGGAAATGCATATAACCCGCCGCGGCTGCGCCCGGTGCGGGAGGGTCCAGGTGGAGGCGACCACGCACCACATCCTTGGCAGAGTTCACACCGATGATAATTGGCCGGAAACTGGCTTTGCTTTTCGATGTCGGGCGCTTTGTCGGCCAGACAGGGTTACGCCTGCCGCTTTGAGCAGACTCACCTTTGATCGCCCAGACACGACGTCCCAAACGCTCCTTAGCAAATTCGTAGACCTTTTGCGTGTGGTGGCCGCCGGAGTCCATGCATGTCGCCATGATGTTCAGTCCACGACCATCACCCCGGCGCCAGATCTGTTTCAGGTATGCATCGAGTCGTTTCCACGGTTCATCCGTTTCCAGATCGCCATAAATCACATCGTGGGAAACCGACCATGATTCCTCATCCCTCCCCCAACCGGTGATTGTGATTTCGAAGCGATCATCCTGGGTATCTACGCCTGCAGTTAACAAAGCCACGCCATCAGGAACGATGGCCGGGAAGACTTCACGACGCGCCAGCAGAATATCAACCGGCAGCTGTTTGCCGTGGTTGGGTCTGTGTGGCAATCCCATTTGCGTGTTCCACCAGGCTTGCTCTTTATCCGGATCCCCCTTCGCCTTGATATATTTTCCCGCGATATCCGACGGTTTATCTTTCTGCCAGGGGCTGAACAGTTTGGAAGCCTGATAGCCGGCATGGTGGTTATCGACAGCCTCTTTTCCGCAATCCGGACAAATCGCCCGGTAGACCGCATGCCGCGGTGATTCGGACCATTTCCAGACAGCAGCCACGCTATTTTCATCATTCGCCCGCCAGGCCTGATCGTACTCAAGCAACGGGGAGTGGCGAGAACCGCAACACTCAAACGGCCGGGTCTGATGCCAGCGGATAGTCTGTAATGCGCGCAGGCGCTCACCTTCAGACCAGCCGGCACCGCAGCATTCACAGTGGATCATGGCTGATTTTGTCAGGTGTTTATCACCCTCTTTCGGCCACTGAACGTGTTTAAAAAAATCCAGAAACTGCCGATGCCCACAGTGCGGACAAACAACAGAGGCCCGGCGCTGATCAGATTCGGCATAGCTGTCAGCAATCCGGCTTTCATCCTCAACGGTCGGCGAACAGGCGCGGACGGAAAGCCAGGTCAGGCCAAACGTTGCGGTTCGTTCCTCCGCGAGGGTTATCGGATCCCCCTCTCGGGTAATCGGGTATTTATCCACCTCATCTGCCAGAAGTACGCGGATAGGTCGGCGTGCCAGGTTGTCCGGGCTACCGGCGCCTGCCAGCGCCAGAAATCCGCCCGTAAACGCTTTATAGAGAATGGTTTCTTTCGAACTCTTCTGTTTTGAGTCGCCGATGATTTTCCGCAGTACCGGCGTCACCCGCACCAGCGGGCTGATACGCTCTTTTGAAAACTGCTCTGCCGCCTCTTCTTTCGGCTGCAGGAGCAAAATCGGGCATGGATCGAGGTGAGCGAAATAGCCGAACAGGTTTTCAAGCAATGCCGTTTTCATCAGCTGCGTGCAGCACATCACCGTGACGACATGCACGCCGGATTCAGTCGCCGCCAGCATCGGACCACGGGCAATTTCTACAGTCGAGGTCTCCCAGTTCCCTGACGTGCTCCCGGCCTCCTTAGCCAGCTTCCGGTAGTCATCCGCCCATTGCGGAACGCTGATACGCGGCGGTGGCGTCCATCCTTTTCTGACACTCAGTTGAAGTCGTTCAATCTTCAGCTGAGTTAAATTCTGGCTCTCCGAGGACTGAGATATGTTTGTGGACATGTTCGATCAGCACCTCTGTCATCCTGTCCGCCGGCACATCCAGATCAGCGGCCATAAGCGGGGCCACCCGGGAAGGCCAGTTCATCCAGGCATCACGCTGTTGGCGAAAGGCGTTGAAAAGAATCTCCTCGGCGGCGACCAGTTCAATCGTCTGGCCACTGTCTTTTTCATACTGAAGTTTGGCCAGCAGAGCCATATAGTTTTCGCGCACCCGCGCGGCTTCCTCCCGGGTAAGATCGGCACCTTCGGTAAGGATAATTTTTCTGGCAGTGTCTTCAAGTTCATCACCGACATCATCAACGACCGCCGGCGTTTTCTTTTTCTTCGCGTTCGATGCGCGCGGATCCTTTCCGTCGCGGTTTCTCTTCAGTGCAGCATCGCTCGCTTCAACATCAATCAGGTCACCGTCCATCACGATGAAACGGCCGGCTTTAATCCAGCGCCCAATCGTTTTGCGATCGACGCCTGAGTGCTGCGCATACTGGCTCTGATTCATCATGGTCATGGGGCATCACCTGGGACATTTTTTAGTTGGGACATTTACCTGGGACATTTTTGCAATGTCCCACACGAATGTCCCACTGGAATAAATGGAATAATCCGTGCCGGCTCTGGCGTGGCTGGCGATCCCTTGAGGTGGGACATGGGACACAAAATAAAAAGTTGTAGCTACAAAAACACCGCGGCGCGCAATGCCCGTGCCTTACAAAAGTCTCAGGAAGGACCCAAAACCCAGAGGGGGATCACCGCACCCTGATTTGCCTGTCATTTCGCCACATCAGGCTCAATGGTATGCTGACAGCTCTCACACAGCCCGCAAGGATAAGAAATGGCAAAATTTAGTGTTCGTGTCGAATTGAGAAATTCTCAGGATGCTGATTACGATGAGCTTCACCAAAAAATGGAGGCCCAAGGTTTTTCCCGAACGGTTGCAATGACGACGAGTGATAGCGTTCTCATACTACCTAATGCCGAATATAGCTATGAAAGCGAGACAAAAGATAAAGCTGCTGTCGGTGAGTTAGCTGAATCAATTGCAGAAAAAATACGCAAGAATCCCAAAATCATGGTGACTAAATCAGGTGGCCGCTGGTTCGCTAATCTTGATGATGCTTAACCCTCATGATCACCTGAATCAAGGGCGTTATTTGCTAACCAAATGCGGGCTTCAGTGCCTGCATTTGGCTCTAACTCCTGAAGACGCTTTACATCCTCAAGCAGCAGCGCGATAACATTTTTAAATTCTTTTTCATCCATTTCAGTACTCTCTCACTAATTCATTGAATAGGTTATTTTGCAGTCCTGATCGCGTCAGCGATGGCGCGACTCAGTGCGGCAGGCATCAATGCTTCCGCCATAGCTCGTGAGCGGTCCATGTACCCAAGCACCGGCGTTACGGGTAATGCATCACCAAACCTGACCAGCAGCTTAGGAGAGCGCTGTTTCGGCTTCGGCCTGCGCGTACCGTTCGCAGAACGTTTTGCCCGTTTCTTTTTCACCTTCTTCGGCTTCCGGCGTTGCCAGACAGCATCGACGCCATTCACCTCACCGACGAACACATTCGGCTTAGCTTTCATCTGCGAAAGTTTATTGCGCGGCATATTTCCGTATTTGTTCAGCTTGATGTTCTTCGGGTTGAGCAGCGCCTGGCTGTTCAGCTTATGCTCACCGCCAAACTCAAAGGGCTCCAGGTATTCAGCGGCGATATCACGCACATAAACTTTCGCGCGGAGGTTGTTCTTTCTGGCCCCCGATGAGCCCACAGCATTAACCGTGAACGGCGTCGGCGATTCCAGCTTTCGCCCCAGTGCGACTTTTTGCGCTGCGGCAATTTCTCGCACGACTGTTGTCATTGCCTGCGCCGTGGCGAAGGGTATTTGTTTCTGCAACTGCGTTAACTGGCGGGAAAGATCCTTCAGAGTTGCCATGCTTACCAACCATTAATTAAGCCACTAAAAAAGCCACCAAGAGGTGGCCTTTGCAATAACAATAAACTCAATTGGGGAAAATAGATTATTTAAATAATCAATCAACCAATATTTCCGATGAAATGACCATCAACCTCATCAATTTTAACCCTAAGCATGGCATTGCCGACAGGGCCCATTTGTCCATTATCGCAACGAACCTTAATGTTCTCTAAATGCAAAAAATTGTTAGGGTATTCAAAGTCTGGGTCTTCGCTAGTATAGCCATCCTTACCCTTTGTCTCAAAGTACGTAGAGAGAGCCTCTCCGATTTCTCCAGAAGACTTTAGGCCATCAGAAATAAGTTGATAGTATTTTCGCCCCGCAATTAGTGAGCCGGTAATTACACATCCCTTAACGAACAATGTAACACCAATCCCAAGGTTTAATTTATTAACTATACCATTTAAAAATGTTAGATCTTCATCTTTGGTTTTAAGAGCTAATATCTCTTGCAATTCATCTTGTTCGCTCATCGGGCCTCCTTTGAATGAAATGTCAGGATACCCATAAAAGAGCTTGGTGAGTAGCATTATCGAAGCCCCTCAGGGAAGGACTTCTGTAATGCCTACTCTTCTACCGTCTCGCCTTCCGGGAGTTTGAGAGCAGCGAACACTGGCATACCCGGCGAACGGTCATCTTCAACCGCCGACAGCGTGGATTCACCAAACCATTCGCTCTTCGCGCATTTATCAGCAGCCTGATAATGGATGAAATACTGATTTTCACCGTTAGCGTGCTGAGAACGCGCCTTCACCTGCCCCCACTCTTCACTGATGCGGATGTTCACCAGCTGATCCAGCAAGAACTTAAATTCCTGGGCTGGTGCGCAAAATTCGAAGTGACCTTTCATTGTTCCTTCCTGTTTGAAGTAATTGATGCCTCGCGCTATACCCACCAGCGGATATAGGCTTTTTTATCTCTTTAAGGGGTTAGAAGACCTTACGGATTCGTAAATCCGCTCACAGGTCATTCCTGATGTGTAGCGTTCGTCAGCGATTGCAGCATAACGTCTAGCTTCTTCTGCAAGGTCTCCAAGCATGTCGGCGAGCATTCCGGCGGTGGCACCGGCTGTTTTGCTTCTGACGGTAGCGGCAAGATTTGCGGTGTGCTTTGCGGCGTCCAGGCGGGTTGCAAGGGTGTTTGCCTGCTGGCGCAGTTGCTTAACAGTACCAGTGAGATTATCGGCAGCAGCACGCGCTGCAGCTGTTTGGGATTGAGCATCTTTTACGGCCTCATCTCGGGCTATCAGGTGCCCGTGTTCAATCATCCTGGCGGCAGTTTGCGCATTTACTTCTTGAGCCGATTCGGCGCTATCACGTTCCGCCCACTGCTTTTCCCATGCACGACCGTTCCAGACATAGCCAGCAATAAAGGCTCCGACCAGCATCACAACCGCAATCACGGGTTTTATGTATTTTGCACTCACTGAGCTATCCCCCAGCACGTTAAAGCACTTTCCTGATCCCGGCGGTCAACCTGCCCGTAGCAGCCGTTGGCCTGCCCTTTCGTTAACCGGCAATCCCGGCCGCCGTCGAATACCCACCGGCGGATCTCCGCGCAGGCACCCTTGCGGTCGCCAGCATTCAGTTTTCGATAGAACGTCGAGGGGAAACATTTGGGAGGGCCGATGTTATACGGGCAGAAGCTCGCGATGCCGACCTTTTGCGGCGCCGTGAGAGGGACCTTGATATTCCGGTCAACCCACGCCAGCGCGTTGTCTCGCTCGATAGCGTTTACCTGGTCGCATTTGGCCTGCGTCAACTTCATGCCCTGTCTGACTGGCTTACCGTCAATACGGGTTGCACCGCGGCAAATCGTCCAGATACCAGAACCATCACGGTAAGCCGTCAGGCTGTTACCCTCTTTCTCATTCAGGAACTGATCCATGAGAACGGGAGCTGATGCGCCAGCGGCGATAAGTGCCAGCATGGCCGCGCTGAGTTTTGTTTTCAGATTGGCCATCTTAGTTATCCTGCGGAGGTTGGCCACCGTATCCGCGGTCAAGGGACTGCTGATACATCTTTGTCCAGCGACGCTTAAAGTAGAGGTTGGTCAGGTAAGTGGCGACGCCAATTATCACGCCGCTTGCCAGGGCAATAAAATTCCAGTCCAGCCCATGAAACCAATCGTAGGTTCGCGCCAAACCAGTACAGATAAGGCCGCCTGACGTGCAGTACGAGGCCGCCGAAAAGATTTTGTCAGGCATTTTCATAGTCTCCACCTCCGATTAGGGTTCGGGGTGCTGTGTGAAGTGGGGAATGGCCGCCAGATGGATTTACGACAACGCACTGAAGGATTGACGTTCTGACTGCCAAAAAAAAGCCCGCTCATTCGAGCAGGCCAAAAAGGTAGATAGTTCATGAAGGCAAAGTGTCGCAACAACTTCTGTCCGATCGCTTGAGCTACGTCATTACCAGGAGACTGATACGACACCCGCCATAACAAGATTATAGACATAAAAAAACCCGCTCAGAGAGGCGGGCCTGAAATCAGGGGAACTTCACTCAATGTGATATTCAGAGATGATGCCGGATTTCTCCGGAAAGCCGTTGGCTTGTCATACCGTGACCTGCGTAATTTTTTGCTCCGGGAAGGAGTGACAATTTCCGCCCTCTCCGCGAAAAGAGGTAACACCACGACCTGAGAATCACAAATTTTTAACATTAATAACAGCTACCACAAATGGTGGGTTTCACTCTGTCAAAGGCACCCGAGGATGCCTTTTGCACAGTGTCAGGACTTACTTTTGAATGGCCAGTAACGGCAAGCCACCAGCATAGCGACGATAACCGCCAGCAGCACTATATCCATCAGCATGCCCGCCAGCCGCCAGGCTACGAGCAGCAGAACAGCAAACAGCGCCCATAAACACAGCCTGCGCAGCATGATTACTTACCGTTGGTGCCGAGTATACGGCTTAGGTTTTTCAGCAGGACGGTTGAGGCGGTTTCGAGCATGTCATCACCGGCATCGGTATTGGCGACCACCAGCGTTTTGGTACAGGGCACTTTGACCTTTGAATCGCTCAGCCAGCCGGATTCGGTCACCGCCTTTTTCAGCTCGTACACCGGTTTCCCGTTCGGCAGCTTATCGTCAACATGCCAGCCGTTCATGTCGATCATCGTCAGGCCGCTACCTTCCTGATTAACCGCCTCCAGAAACTTATTCGACCGGTCCGGCGCTGATACCCAAAGGAAGGCGTCATACTCACCAGTGGTGACTTTCGCCAGCGAGCGCACGCCGCCTTTGGCGTAGGTCTCGACTTTGGCATAATCCTTTTCCAGCCCCTGCAGATATTGCCAGGATGCATACGATCCGCTGGTTGGCTCGCCGACTCCGATTTTCACACCAGCTTTTAAATCCCCTTCATCGCTGACCTTGCTGCCCTTCTTCACCGCGACAAAAACGCATTCATCAGCCAGTTCGCCGATAATGTCCACCTTCTGCGCTTCGTTACTGTGCCGGCTGCGCCAGAACTGGAAAGCATCAGCCTGGGTGAAACCGATCTGGGCGGTACCGTTGGCCACCTTATCGAGATTGTCCAGCGACCCTTTGCTGGGGATTACCGTCGAACTGTAGCCGTATTCACTCATTGCGCTGGCGAGGTTCACGCCGTACACCGCATTGTAGGTCAGTCCCTGCTGGCCGGTAGTGATGACGACATCCGCAGCTGCCACAACGTTACTCAGGCATAGCGAAGCGACCGCGATTGCGGCCATGATTAACTTTTTCATGTGACTATCCTTTTGAGGTGAGCCTTCGCCCGGAGTGGCCGCCCTGCAAAACAGTCACACGACCATTCCAAAGGCTCACCCCGAAAAGCTCTGCAGGTTTTATGCGCCGGGCGTGACGCGGACAAGAAAAAGCCCTACATGAGCAGGGCTTTAGTAACCGGTTAAGAGTTAACGTCTGGACTTTATATGCTTAATTATTTGACCCACATCACCTGATACAAACCAGACAGCAATAACTGCTAAGTCACTAATCAACCTTGGCCAGTTAAAAACCGTCAAACCAAGCGCTATGTAGACAAGGGAAACGAAAGCAAAAACAACGGCGAATCTAAATATGTACCGAAATACTGATAAGGCAATCCTCATGAGAACTTATCCATAAATATCAGGACATCATGAGGTTAACAGCCAAAAGTATGTGTAGATGTGATCGAGGTTTTAATCCTCAACCGAAAAGATATGTTCAAAAAATTATGGTCATTAGTTAATCACTTTTTCCGCTTTTCACATCTCAATATATTGTGACACCAGGCCGCTACACCTGCTTATTTCCTGCCGCTCAGTTTTGGTATTGACCGCCAGTAACTACGGCCCAGCCGATTCACAGGTCTTTGCATTGGCCTACGTTGCTGCTCGCTTGAGCACGTCACAAATAGAAAAGACCCGCAGATGCGAGCCCCAGAAAAGCAAAAACCCCGCCGGATGGCAGGGTTTCTATGATTAGGCTGTGTGTCGAAGTGACCACTCCTAACAGATTACGATAGTTTTTGCGTACGCGTTAGTGCAATCTACAATTTTCTACTTTAAAATCATGAGACCACACGATAATAAATGTTTTACCTTAGGGAAAGTAAATGAAAGTCAAAAGCTTAGGATTCTCCATTTCCAATACCAATCCCCATGTTAGTACCACTGATGCCATGCTGGCGTTGATTGCGTCGTCGAGCAGGGTTCACAATCGAACGGACTATTCGCGTCAGATCCTGATCTCTGATGATAATGATTTCTACAGTGGGCTGGTTGTTACATTTCGAAATCAGAAGAAGAATTGTAAATCTAATTTTAAAGATGGAAAATTTAAGTTAACAGTCGAAGATCTAACAGGTGGGGATAAACTTGCTAGCTTTAACTTTTTTTGTATAAGTAAAAAGTCGATGAATGGACTATATATGTATCATCATGGTTCATGTTCCTTGAATGGCCTGTTTACTCACTTGCAAACCGTAAGTAATGAGTTCATAAGGGGTTTATGTGATAAAGATATAAAAAACCTTGGCAACAAACCTTCCCAGCAGGATAAAGCTGAAGTAAATAAAAAATACAACAACCGTTTTTCTTTCAGTCTTATTACAAATAAAAAAGATATTGCTGATATTTTAAGAGAATTTAAAGAAATAAAACACGCATCCTTTAAGTTTGATTATCTTGATTTCAAAGGTGGCCCCATGACTGCTTTGGAAGCCTTTTCTAATTCTACTGATATTAATTTCAATATCGCCCCCTCAGATAGAAAAAAGACATCTGCTTTATCTCAAAGTCTTTCGGATGCTTACAAAAGTCTAACAGGTATAACCAAAGCTAAAGTAACAGCCGTTGACCATTTGGACAATGAAAAGATTGTTGATTTCATGGCCTGTCCCACGTTCTTTGAAACCTATGAATTTGATTATATAGCAGAAATGGTTGATGGTGTAACAAATGATAATTATACAAGCAGTAAGATTTTTGATATTATAAAGGAAGAGATTATAAACGGGAAAAACAAAAATGTTTTTATATGATTGGATTATAAGAAAAAGAATAGTAATTCAATATCTTATGCTGGTCATATTTTCTGTCCTGTGCCTGGCGGGCTTGTACCTCCTTTATCGGAACTCGCCAGATGTTAGCACTAAATTTTTTGAGTTTCATCACAAAAACCTAAGAGGTTACTTGTTTTCAGGATTTATTTCCGTTGGTTCGTTTCTGCTTAGTCTGCATACTTTTGTTATTGTTAACCTCAGGGATAAAGTTTTTTCCACTAAAGAATACAAAGAGTCTTATGCACTTGCTTCTGGAATCAATGAGACAGACATAAAAGAAAGCGAACTGTATAAACCATTGGATAATCTTTCATCCTTTATTAATACGTCAATAATTCTATCTTTAGTTACTGCAATCTCACAATTCACTTTAGGCTTGTCTACGAATCTTTATGCCTGCTTATTTTGTGTGTGGTTAGCTATTCTTACGGTATGCTTCCTCCTGCATTGTTTAATAATCATTCGAATCAACATAAGAATTTTTCTTAAACAAAAAATACGGTAGCGGGTATCCCACTACCAATGATTTTAAGATAGCATGCTAAGCACGCCCTCTACAAACCCCATCGCCGTCTGCAACTCCTTTCTGATAGTCCCATCAGAGCATTTTCGTTTCTTGGCTATGCTACGCAATGATATACCGATAACAAAATGAGCGATAATCAACTCATACTCTTCCGGCTTATATTTTCGCAATCGTGCAACACATCCGTCAATCATGATCCCTTCATCATCATCGCACTGAAGGCGCGACTTCTTGCCGTGTGGGAGCAGCCCTTTAAACCCAGCTGCAATTGGTTGCCAGTCAACACCGTTACCGTCAGCTGCAGCCCATGCGCCCCAGCGGTCTAAAACTTCGTACATGTCACGCATTGTTCTCTGCTCCTGTTATGTTCACGCTGTCGCTGATATGCATGCCTTGTGGGCTGAAGTGTTTTAAGGAGGCTTCCAGTTTCATGCGGCCACTTCTCCGATATCAGAAATTAAAATTTGTCCGGTCTCACCCCAGAGCTTTGTTACCCGAAAGTCCCAGATATGCGCGTCGTCAGCAAACAGTGCATCCATCAACGCTTTAATCATGTTGTCGGCATCTGGCTTTTGCTGATGAGCCTGACCATTCATTGCTACGCGTTTTTTCTGGCTCCAGCTCGCCGGCATCGGCAGGATGAAGGTAATGTGACTTCCCGCCTCTGGCATAACGACCTTCTTCAGCCTGACCTCATCACAGAACGCCCGGTAATGAAGCACTACTTCTCGTTGTTTCCATTTGTCAGCGCGGGTTTGTCGGGGTTTTCCCATTGGAGTAATGTTAAAAATCTGCATCTTTTGCCTGGCTCCCTCTGGTATATCGACGCGGTTGTGATTTTGGTTTTGGCGCTGAACGCTGGCGGGCTTCCTCCTGGTCGATCGGCAGGAAATGCCCGTTATAGAACCGGCGGTAGATGGTTCCCAGTTCGCCGTTGCGTTGTTTTGTCACGTTGATTTCAGCTACGCCCTTTGCGGCTGATTCCGGGTCGTAAACTTCATCGCGATACAGCATCAGGATTAGGTCAGCATCCGCCTCAATCTCCCCGGAGTTCTTCAGGTCAGAGTTCATCGGGCGCTTGTTGGGGCGAGATTCTACCCCGCGGGATAACTGACTCAGGGCGATAACTGGCGTTTTGTTGGTTTTGGCGAGACGTTTCAACCCCTTCGACAGCTCCCCCACAGCCAGGTCGTAGCGGGCCGTGCTCTGAATTTTGATCAGCGCCAGATAGTCGATGACCACCAGGGCAATTTCTGGATGCTCCAGCTTATAGCGGGTTGCGGTTTGTTCAATCTGGTCGATATTGAGGTTAGTTGCGTCGGTGATCCAAACGCTGCGGTTAACCAGTTGCTCCATGCCGTTAAAGAATCGCGCCCAGTCTTCATCCTCAAACTTTTCGACTGCCTTCAGTCTGGATACAGGCATACCGCCAGCGGCAGAAACCATGCGTTTGGCGATCTGCGTGTCGGACATCTCCATGCTGAAAAACAGAACACCATGCCCCTGTGCAGAGACCTTCTCGATAATATCCAGCGCCAGCTCTGTTTTGCCCATCGAGGGACGCGCCGCGATAAACACCAGATCCGTGGATTCAATGCCACCCGTCTTCTCGTCAAGCTCCTCAATGCCAGTAAGCAGGCTGCGGGTTTCCTCCCTCCCCTGGCTGCGGGACTCTACCTCGTCAGCCACGGCGGTGAGCAGATCGGAAATATGGACAGGCTGCACAGTATCTGCAGAAATATCGATGGCTGAAACCACCTGTTTTACGGACTCCAGGGCAGCCAGCGCAGCATCACCATTGCTGGCACTCTTAATCTGGTTTAGCACCTTTTCCAGTGCGGCCTCTGCATCACGGACACCGGCATTGCGACGCAGAACGTCGATGTAAGAGACCAAAGCCGATTTCGCCCAACTAACGCGGGTGGCCTCCAGAATGGTGGTCTGAAGCGCTGGCAGAGACTCACAGAGCAGCAGCGGATCAATAACTCCTCCACCGCGGGCTTGCCGACAGATGCCGGTATAGATTTCACGATACTGACGCACCGAGAACGTACTCGCCGGCAGCCGGGAAAGGATATCCAGTACCTCAGGATCAGCACCGCGCAAAAATAAGGCGCCGATAACCGCTCCTTCCAGATCTTCATTTTTCCAGACAGGTGTCATTCAGGCACCCCGTCGTTTCCACGGAAGCTTTCCCAGTTGAACGCCAGCCGATTGCGACCACCGTTGGTTACCCGGTCTACGATGCGCTCACCGATGGAGTCCTTAAGCTGCTCGAAGGTCAGATTGCTGATCAGGATGGTGGGTAACACGCTTTCATAACGGGCGTTAACGATCTCCTGCAGGATGGCCAGTTCAGAAGCGCTACCAAACTGCACCCCCACCTCGTCGATAATCAGCAGGTCCAGCGATGCATAGTGTTCCAGCACGCCGTCTTCTGTGGTTTCGGAATTATGGCGCCACGTGCTTTTCACGGCCCGCATAACGCGCATCACATCAGTAATTTCAACCCTGGCGAGATGGTTACGGATGATGGCTTTCGCTGTCGAGATGGCCAGGTGGTTTTTCCCTGTACCGCAGTTGCCGGTCATCACAAGCCCCTTTCCGGTCGCAAATACCTGCGGCCAGTTTTCGGCATAATGGCGGCAGCCGGCCAGATTTTTGCTAGCCCCCTGATTCACCGGGCGATAGTTTTCGAATTCGCATTCTTCAAAACGGCGGGCGATGCCTGCGTTGTCCATCAGGTCAGCGACGCGTAACGCACGCAGCTCCGCGTCAATCTCTGCCAGTTGAGCACGGAGGCATGCAGGACATTGCGAATGTTTGAAATTCTCACCGCCGCGAAAAGCCTTTCCCACCAGCGTGAATCGCTCAAAATCTCCATGCTTTTCACAGGAGGTAATCTCGGCGTTTCCTGAGTTCCAGCCGCTGTATCCCCACGGGAGTTTGTGCTCCAGCGCAAAATTTAATTCTTCTGCAAGGCGCTCCCGATCGGCTTTCATGTCGTGGCGCGCTTTTTGTTGGTTTAAATTTAACATGTCATTTCCCCTGAATTACCAGTCCCAACTTGATTCGCCATAGTTCTGCTCACTGAAGCCAGATACCGGCAGCACGCCAGGGCGCCCACCGCCGGGAGCGGGTGGCGATTGCCAGGATTCTTCGAAGTGGCGATCGGGACCGAAGAACGTGGCAGCTTGCTTAACGAACTGGGTTCCGACGCTGCCGGTTGCGCGGGCATAGGCTGCATAGCGCTTAACACCTGCCAGCATGACTTCAGGGTTAACCTCGTCTTTCAGGCGGGCTTTCCACGCTTTCCAGGCTGCCGCCTTGGAATTACCACCAGCGCGTTTTGGGTAGGCCTGCCAGGCTGTTTCGAATTCAGGAGAATAATCCTGTTTTGCAGAGCGAGCCGGTGCAGAGGCATCAGCCGATGCGCCAGTATGTTTTATAGGTTCATTGACTGATTCATTGACTGATTCAAAAGAGTGACTGATTCTGGGTGCAGCTCCTGCACTACCCCCTGGTGAATCTCCTGCACTACCTGGTGAATCTGCTGCACCAGGTAGTGAACGATTTACACTACCCCCTGGTGAATCTCCTGCACCACGTAAAGTGAGCTGATAGACGTTGCTGGAATTACCCTTCGGCCCAGTGCGGAGCTCTTTTTTAATCAGCCCTCCCTCGCAAAGCACCTCGATGTGATTCATCACTGATCGCTTACTGATTTCGCACTGGTCAGCAATGTGTTGATAGCTCGGCCAGCACTCTCCCAAATCACTGGCGTTGTCGGCCAGCTTGAGAAGGACAAGTTTGCGTAAGGGGTTTCCGACCTTAATTTTCATGGCCTGAACCATGAGATCCATACTCATATTGAAACCCTCGTGAAATACTGTTGAAACTTCCAGACGGGTTGCATGCACTCATACGGGTAACCCTGCCTAGTGAAATAAACCTGCTGCTTTTCCCGGCTCCACCCGGTGACATGCACGACAACACCCCGTGGATCGAGATATTCACGGTCGAGAACCTCTATCTGCGTATCGTCAGTGTGCATACAACCTCGCCTTCACTGAAAAAAACCTTGAGGCGGTCCTGGGTGCCTGTTATGTTTTTCATGAATCTGCCCGCCAGGTAGATTTAAGTCGCATAGCAAAGTCAGAACAGGCCGGGTTGAGTGCCACCACCTCTTCCCGGCTTTTTCTTTGCTGCTTTCCGTTCTGCGGTAGTTGTCTGCTCGAGAGCCCACTGACGGGCTCGAAAAAGGCAATCCGCAAAACAACTCCCCTTTTTGGTTGACTGCGACATGCAGCGGTAATGTTCCAGACCTTTGGCTACCCCCCCCCCTGAACCACCGACGGCGCGAAGCCTTCTACGGTCAGCGCCGCCGTAATGTGCTTGCGAATGAAGTCTTCGGGTGACATGTCACACCTCATTGGAACCGTTGCTAATTCCTGGGTGGGTGTATGGGATTTTTGAATCCAAATGACATAAGATCGCAACATCCTCTGGAACTCCACGCATCTCCCACTTCCCTACGGCCTGACTACTTCTCGGTTTGCCTTTGCGTGGGAATCTTTTCCCGATAGCGGTATTTGTCTTAAATTGCTGCTTAAGGATTTCAAACAGAGTCATTTTCATCTCTCGGTGTCGAAACTATTGTATCAATCGATAGTAGCAAATAGAATCCAAAGTATCAAAACGAAATGTTACTTTAGTTTCTTTTAGGGGGATGACTCATGAGTTCGTTAGCAGACCGGTTGATAAGCCGACGCGAATTGTTAGGATTCACGCAAGAGGCTCTTGCCAAAAAAGCAGGTGTCACGCGGGTAGCTATCAGTAAAGCGGAGCTTGGACTAACAAAAAACTTTAACAGCAATACTCTTTTTAAGATCTCATCCGCACTTGGATGCGAACCTGAGTGGCTGCAGACTGGTAAGGGAACGCAGGAAAAACTGCCACAAACCCAACCACAAAAGAAACCTATCAGTGATACAGCTTGGGTTAATAACGTAACCGAGACCGTGCAACCACAGCGCAGATACAGCTACCCGAAGTTAAACTGGGTTCAAGCTGGTCAATTTGCGCAATGTGGCGATAACTATAATATGTATGATATTGAAAACTGGATTGATTCTGTAAAGTACGCTGGCGAAAGAGGTTTTTGGCTTGAGGTAAAAGGCGATTCTATGACTTCGCATGCAGGGGTAACCTTTCCTGAAGGTATGTCCATACTTATTGATCCAGAAAAAGAACCTTACTCAAACTGCTATGTTATCGCGCAAAAGAGAAGTAGCAGGGATGTTACTTTTAAAAAGTATGTAACTGACATGGGGGCTGGGTATCTGAAACCCCTCAATCCTCAATATCCTATGATCCCCCTAGATGATGAGTGCGAAATAATCGGTGTGGTTGTTGATGCCAGGTGGGACATATTTTAATTATATATCAATCAGATGCCGGCTATGCCGGCTTTTTTTTGGATAAGTAGCGAAAATAAAGTATCAAAACCACTTGCACCAAAATGATACTTTAGTTACCTTTAATTCACCGAGTAATCACTCTCATGGTGAATATGAAGATGATAACAGAAACCGAAAAAGTTAATTTCTGCTCCGATAGTTTGACTAAGCTTGGTCATTTTTTGTCGATGCTGTGTCAGGCTGTAAAAGATAACAACTGTGAACCTGATGATATTGAGGGGTGCCTTGGCATTGCTTGGGACATGGTTAACTCAATGCAGAAAACTATTAACAGCGCAAATAAAGAGGTGGAAGAATGAAAACCAACACCACCAACCACCCAAATCTCATCGGAGCGATGGAATTCACAAACAATGTATGTTCCCTGCTTATAGCTCTTGAATTAAGTGTTGATCAGCTTGATGCGGATACCATTAAAGAAGCATCCAGCGGCATTCGTTACCTGGCTTCGCGAGCATATGAAGAACTCGAACGCGTACATAATTTTGAGGCAAACAAATGAATACTCCCGTTCAGATGCTTGAAACTATTTCTGCTGATATTATCGAGAATACTGTGCTTCTTGAAACCATCTACAAAAATAGCAGCGAAGACCACGAAACAGATTGCGCTATAGCTTGCCTGATTCGTTCAATGAAAAAGACGCTCGACACTGCGAATGAATATATCAACACGCTCAGCGATGTATCAGCCCCCCCCCCAAACGGGACGAGAGCGGCGCTGATATTGTTGATGATGTTTTTCACGCGACCATTACGGCAAGAAAACTCGAAGAGCTTGCGCATATTTATAATGAGGCTTACTTCACAGATGAAGATAATGGCAAACCAGCCATGTATATGGCATCAGTAATCTTCGATTATGCGATAAAAGTTTGCAGTGAATTGAAAAACATCGAAGCAAAATTGAATTAACCAAAACAGTTTTAATTAACACCTTAACCGGTGGGGAATCCTTCACTCTAAATTTAGCAAGGGGGTTATTGTGAGTTTCATTGTTGACCATGCCGCGTACAGAACAGCCCTGCTCTATAGGGCTGAAGGTCACGAATTAATTGCACTGCTTTTTCTCCGCAAAGCCTACGGGAGGTCAGCATGAACGCCCATTCAAACAGAATAAGCACCGTGACATTACAGGAAGCAAGTATTGCCACAGAAAGATTAATGCATCTGATTCAGACCATCGCGGAGAACTATTACGAAATGGAGGACGGGCAGCGCTGGAGTCTTTTGCAAATTGCTTACGATATGTCCGCAGATATTGACGGACAAATGAATGTCCTGGAGGAAAGAAACGGTGGAAAGACAAAGCGCAATTGATATTTATCGCCGTCGTATTGCCAATGCGACCCTGCACAGACTGAAACGTAAAACAGGCGGCTATTGTCTCTCTGTGAATATGCCGGATAACAATATTCAGGTTATCGAAATTAACGAAGAGTCAATGCAAAAGCTTCTGCAACGATTCGAAAAGCAGGTTCGCGCAGAATTTGGCTCAGAAGCAGAAAGCTTTCTACGTAAAGCGTATATGAACAGTCTGGATATTAACGGGCATACCGAATATTTGACCGAAACCGGTAAAGCGATTGTTGACGATATTTTCTCGGAATTAATCGCTCATGCAAAAGAGAAATATGTCAGCGGAGGAATTAACTGATGACTAAATTACCCCCCCTATTTCACACGAAAAAGTGCAGGTCGTTATGACGATTGAAAACGGGCAGGTAATTGATACCCGCCAAGTCCGCGACAACGAACTTATCGCGACGATGGACACCTTTTTCTGGATGGCAAAGAAAGCCGGGTATCAGGTAATCGCCCCTAATCAGGAGGAAGCCTGTGTCACTAACAGCAATACGAATTCCTGAACGCGTACACCTGCAGGCGATGCAGGTCCTGCTGCGGTACCGCCGGAAGCGCATTTATGCACGGCGTACGCACCGCACGGGATATCTCAGCTTGAAGGTCAACCCACGCTGGCGGCTGCTATCGAAAGACGACGGCCGGAACTGGGAAGTAATGAGCCATGAACGTTACTCGGGAGAAATCAAACGATGATCGACAACCGCACCGCCAGCGCTATTGACCTGGCATTACAGAAGCACCACACGCCAGTCGGCGACCTGTTCGCCGCTATCCGCCACGGCCGCATGAAGCGCTGCTTTAGCCGCGGTACCGCCATTATCTGGCTGGCGCACTTTCTGACATCGCATGCATTTGCACGTTCAGGATTCCGCCAGCGCTATCCGGATGTTCAGGTGATCAGCGCCACTAACCCAGATTCGAACCACTGGGAACGAGGCGCGGTGAGTTTCGAGTATACCGAAGCCCACAAGCGTACCGTTCGCCGGCTGCGTCGCATCCTTGCCCGCAAACGTGAAATGCAGAAATGGTGCGACAAGTGGGATGCCATGCACGACCGCTACGTGAAAGAGCGTGAAGAACTCAGGGCCAGCAAACCAGCAGAGGTACGCAATGGATCACACAGCATTTAACCCGGAACCGACGTCAACCGGCATCCGGTTGTCTGAAAGCCGGATTATTGGTTACTCCGCCGCTATTCGAGATCTGGATAACGGCCGCTATGACAAACGCCTTGCCGACGGCATGAATATTCTGGCCTGCATCATGGAAGCGGTAGAAAACAGCTGGCTCACGCTCACTATCGAGCAGCAAATCATCGTCTGGCGCTGGTTGCTCGCCGCGGTATTCATTACCGAGGAGCTGGAGAAGAACGGAACTGTCGATGTTCCGAACGACGAAGGTGGCGTTGATATAGCGTTATCTATTCCGGCGAACACGGCGCAATCAGCGTCTACCCAGGACCGGAACGCTTTGCGCTCGCTAACCACGTTGAGGCCGGCGCCATTGAGAAATACGGGAGAGAAGAAGGGTTGCCGCTGGCGCTGCGTATGTATCAGGACATGGTCGTTTGTGACGACGAATACGGGTTCCGGCTGTCAGCTATGGGCCGGGAGGGCTTCAACATGCTGCACGACGGCTTTATCGAGCAAATCCACACCGAAGGCATGCCAGACATGCCGGTTATGCACTGAGGGGAAATAGGAATGGCAAAGAAAGCACGCAGAAACAGCACATCGCAAGGATACGCAGGAATGACGATGGCGCAGTTTTTCCACAGCCACATCCGGCCAGACAACAGCAATGCCAGTGATTATGCGAGTCTTCGGCATAGCCTCCACGATGCTGTAACACCAGCCCCTGAAGGCATGGTCCGCATGCAGCTGACTCGCAATCAACGCCGCCTTGCGAAAAAACTCGGCATCGCACTGAAGGAGGAATAATCATGAACACAGTAACTATCAATAATAAACAACTCCCGGCCGTCGATTATCGGGGGCAGCGCGTGGTAACGCTGGCGATGATCGATGAGGTTCACCAGCGCCCAGAAGGCACTGCGCGGGCGACATTTAACCGCAACCGTGAGCACTTTATCGCGGGCGTAGATTACGAAGAACTAGGTTCGGACGTAATACGTACGGACCTCCCTGAAGGTACTTTCTCCAAATTTGCCCCATCAGGGATTGTACTTTTTGAATCAGGCTACCTGATGCTGACAAAGCCATTCAACGATGATCTTGCATGGAAAGTACAGCGCGAGCTGGTTAACTGTTACTTCCGCATTCAGCGCCCAAAATCACAGGCAGGGCTGATCGCCGAAATGGCCCTGCTGAATGTTGAGCAGGAGCGCCGTCTCTACCAGGTCGAAGAGCAGGTAGAAACGGTAGCGGAAGCGGTCGAGAACATTAAGCGCGGTACCATGCGGGCCGGTTACGTTGGTTATCGCCAGGTAGTCGCTAAAAGCGGTATGACTGATGCGAAATGCCGAAACCTGGTTAACGCGTACCGCATCCCGACCGATACGCACGAATTCATGACACCCGACGGCCTGCTTTCCCGCCGGGCTATCGTGGAGTTTGATCCGTTCATGAAAGCATTCCGCCAGATGATGTCTGAGGCAGAGCCCCGCGGCACCCGCTGGCATCACCCGAAGATGGGCCTGTTTCAGGCTATTGGGTGGGAGGGTGGCCACGGTGAATAACGTTATCTGGCTGCCGGCCAGTTCTATCGAGGTGGCCCACCAGCGGGCCTTAACATGGGTGTGCGATGCGTACCTGTTCTATCTGGTCAGCCTGCACCGTCGCCCGGTGTATCGCCACCAGTACGGCGATATTTCGCTTAACCAGCCAGCGCTGCAGGGCTTCATTGACTCCTACCTCAAAGATAAAGGGTGGGACATAGAGCGGCGCCATGCGCATTACATCGACATTCTGGACCTCATCAAATATTTGCACCGCAGCAATTCGGGATTTATCGACTGGGGAACAGTGCCGGCGCTTACGCCTCGGGGGATCCGCTGGATGAACGCCTGCCTCTCTCGCCTGGGTGAAATGGTTAACAGCTATGGCGGATGGAAAGGATATATCGCAGCAGTTGAGGAGGATCAGAAAGATGAAAATCGACTTTAAAGATTATGGCGCTGTGGCCGCGGTGACTATTACCAGCACCATTTTCGAGTTTCGCAAACATAACCGGGTTGTTGATGCCACCCTGCTCTGCACCCCGGGCGTCATCAGCGAACGGCGCGGCAGCTTCTTCATGAAGACGCATATTTCAGGCAAAACCAGGGATGCGCTGCGGGCCTATAAAACCGCGCTGCGCGAGATGAAACGATGAACAGAGAATTTGAAATATGGGTCCGGCTGCGTTACGGCGGCCGGTACGATCTGACGCGAGACGGTCACGGCTATTACTGCCGGGAAGTGGTTAAGCGGATGTATGAGGTCTGGTGCCACTGTCGTGGCCTGAAAGTGGTGTGAGGTGAGTAACATGGTAGACATTGAAATGATTGACGAGGAAGAGGCGATGCGGATGATCCGAGTATCTTCACGCGTGACCATCCGGAAATACACCGAGCGCTATAATTTCCCCAAACCGGTCCGGACCTACCCTAAACAGTATCTGCGCTCTGCTATTGTGGAGTGGATCTTAAACGGGGGCGTCAACCAGAAATCTTCCTGA